TCGAGCTTCCCATTCAGGAGATAGATACAAATGTTCCCTTCTAACAGGCTTGTCACAGTCAAAGAGGTGGCGGATGTCTTGGGTGTCACCACGGCTGCCGTCTACAAGTGGATCAAAGAAGCATCGATGCCCGCCCCCATGAGGATCGGTGGCCCGAGAGGGATCCTTCGCTGGTCCCCCAGCACGATCAACGAGTGGCTGGAGGCTAGATCAAATGATTCCTAACAGCACACAGATCTTTGGGCCTCCGGGGTGCGGCAAGACAGAGTACCTGATGCGGCAGATCGAGAAGGCCATCGAAGCTGGTGTGCCTCCGGAGTCCATCGCCTTTGTGTCCTTCTCTCGGAAGGCCATCGAGGAAGCAAGGGACCGCGCGATGAAGCGCTTCAATCTGTCCACCAAGCAGCTTGTAAACTTCCGCACCCTGCACTCGACAGGCTTCGTAGGCCTTGGTCTTCGGCACGAGGACGTGATGTCGTCCGTTGACTACAATGAGCTGGGCAAGATGCTCGGTGAGCAGTTCAACGTCCACGTCGCCCCGGAGGATGGTGTCCTCATCCCGCAGGATCTGAAGAGCGGCAGCAAATATCTGCGCATCATCGACCGGTCGCGCTATCGGATGGTGTCTCTTGATGAGGAGTGGAGAGAACACGAGACATTCGACGTCAGCCTCTTCAAATGCAAGCAGGTCTACGAGCAGCTGCTCGAGTACAAGACCAAGATGAGTAAGTTCGACTACGTCGATATGATCTCCATGTATCCCTCGGTGGCTGAGGCCCCGCGACTGGTTTTGCTGATCGTCGACGAGGCCCAAGACCTTACGCCCCTGCAGTGGCTCATGGTTCAGTTCATGGCGCAGAGCGCCGACGAGGTGCTGATCGCAGGCGACGACGACCAAGCCATCCACCGATGGACAGGGGTGGACGTCAAGCAGTTCATCGCCATGTCCCCAAAGCAGATCGTCCTAAACCAATCCTACCGCCTGCCCCGCAAGATCTTCGAGGTGGCGCAGCGCATAGTTTCAAGGATCAAGGACCGAGTTCCGAAGGAGTACGCACCGACGGACGAAGAGGGCGTGGTGAAGTGGCACTACGACTTTTACAGCATCGATATGAAGAAAGGTTCGTGGACCGTGATGGCCCGGACAAACTACTTGGCGGAGAAGATTGCGGCGTCTCTCTACCGTGACGGGTATTACTACTCCATCAAGGGTCGCACTCCGATCTCAGTCGAACAGGCACGTGCGATCAGGACCTGGCGTGATCTGAAAGATGGCAAAGGTGTGGAACTCGGGAGGATCATCGAGTTCTACGAGACGGTTCCCAAGCAGGGCGACAAGGCTGTGGTAAAGCGTGGCGCGCGCAAGCTTTTGGATGCAGCCGATCCCAGCTCCACGCTGACGCTGGCGGATTTGATCCGTGAGTTTGGGTTCATCTCCAAGTCGGACCTGCTTGACGAGGATCCTCGGGATGCCTTCGACATACTAGGATTTGGTAGTGAGATGCGGTCGTACCTGATCCACTTGGAGAACAGCGGGGAGGACATTACCAAGCCGCCGCGGATCAAGGTGTCGACGATCCATGCCATGAAGGGTGGTGAGGATGACAATTGCGTCGTATTCTGCGCGACGTCGGCGGCAGCTACGAACACGAGATTCCCGGATGACGAGCACCGCATCTTCTATGTGGCGGTGACCAGAGCCCGGAAAGAACTCCACATCATCGAAAGCTTCGAGAAGCACAGGTACCAGATATGACACGCGACGAGATCATCGACACCGCAAAGGAACTCATCTCCGGGCAGCGCGCCAAGGATTACGGGGATGCCAAGAACAACTTTGATCGTATCGCCGAGGGGTGGAACATCATCGTCCGTGAGGCCATGAAAGCAAACTCCCCCATCACAGCCAAGCATGTCGCCCTGATGATGGACTGGGTAAAGACCTGCCGCCTGCTGGAGACGATAGACCACCAAGACAGCTGGGTGGATAAGGTGGGATATTCCGCACTGGGCGGAAGCTTCGAGAAGGACTGACGGATGGCGAGAGATCGTAAAGACAAGAGCACCATCGCCTTCTTTGAGAGGATGGACCTTGGTGAGAAGCTCGAGCCCGATTGGAACATCCCTTCCGGCTATCCGGACCTGACGCCCTACCCACAGATCGCTATCGACCTCGAGACCTGTGACCCCAACCTGACCGCACTGGGTCCGGGCTGGGCCCGCAACGACGGGTTCATCGTAGGCATCGCTATCGCAGCCGGGGACCAAGCTTGGTACTTCCCCATCCGCCACGAGAACGGACACAACCTCGATCCGAAGATGACGATGCGGTGGTTGAAGAAGCAGATGGCAACGCCGCACATCGACAAGATCATGCACAACGCCACCTACGATCTGGGCTGGCTGTTGGCGGAAGGGGTCGAGGTCCAAGGTCGGGTGATCGACACCATGATTACCGGAGCCATCGTTGACGAGAACCGCTTTTCGTACAGTCTGAACAACTTGGGCAAAGACTACATCGACATGCGGAAGGACGAGAAGATGCTGCGGGCTGCAGCAAAGGACTGGGGCATCGATCCGAAGGCTGACATGTGGCGGCTTCCTGCGTCCTACGTTGGGGCCTACGCTGAGCAGGACGCCTTCATGACGATGAAGCTGTGGGACAGGCTGAAGACAGAGATCTCCAGCCAGGACCTGACGCACATCTTCAACCTCGAGACGTCGCTCATCCCGCTCATGGTCAAGATGCGCCAGAACGGAGTGCGCGTAGATCTGGACAAGGCGGACATTGCACGGGCAGGACTAAGGGCCAAGGTGCAAGAGCTGAAGTCCTACATCAAACATCGTACAGGCGTGGACCTCGAACCTTGGGCTGCCGCATCGGTGCAGCAGGTCTTTGATGCACTGAACCTTCAGTATCCCAAGACCGAGGCGGGTGCTCCGTCGTTCACGAAGCAGTACCTCAATGCCCACCCGCACGAGGTGTGTCAGGCCATCGTCAGACTGCGCGAGTTCGACAAGGCGGACAGCACATTTATTGACAGCATTTTGCGTCACGAGCACAAGGGTCGGATCCACACGGAATTCCACCAGCTCCGCAGCGACGACGGGGGCACGGTGACGGGCCGCTTTTCTTCCTCGAACCCCAACCTCCAGCAAATCCCGGCACGCGACCCGGACATCAAGAAGCTCATCCGGGGATTGTTCATCCCGGAGGAAGGGCAGATGTGGGGGTCGTTCGACTACTCATCGCAGGAGCCCCGGCTTCTGGTGCACTTCGCCGCGTCCATGCCAGACAGCATGCGTAGCCCGGTCGTCGACACCATCGTCGAGGAGTACCACAAGGGAGACGTTGACCTGCACCAGATGGTGGCTGACATCGCAGGCATCACCCGGAAGCAAGCCAAAGTAGTTAACTTGGGTATTATGTATGGGATGGGCGTCGGCAAGCTTGCGGCCCAGCTGGGTGTGTCAGACGAAGAGGCCAAGAACATCATCGAGGAGCATCGGACAAAGGTTCCTTTCGTGAAGCAGCTGGCCGAAGTGGCACGCAAGCAGGCGGAGAAGAACGGCCAGATCCGCACGGTCCTTGGTCGGCTGTGCCGCTTCCACCTGTGGGAGCCCACATCCTTTGGATACAACCAGCCTCTTCCGTTAGAGGAGGCGAAGGAAAAGTATGGTGGCGTAAACCGCCTGAGAAGAGCCTTTACTTACAAGGCCTTGAACAAACTGATCCAAGGGTCGGCTGCTGACCAAACCAAGAAAGCGATGGCTGATTGCTTTGCGGCTGGAATGGTTCCTTTGCTGACGGTGCATGATGAGTTATGCTTCTCAGTAGAGGGGACAGAACAGGCCGCTCGGATTAAGGAGATCATGGAGACCGGCCTCCCGTTGAAAATCCCCTCTAAGGTGGATGATGACATCCCCGCACTTCGCGGGTTGCCAAACAACTGGGGAGAAGTCGAATGACCTTCGATGACAACGTCAAAGCGCTAGGGTTCAAGGACATGCACGAGTCTCAGATCGAGGCTCTCCTTCGCATGATCGACATGTTCCTGAGCACGGCCGAAGTGAC